GAATGGGTACGCAAACTGCGTAAAGACTTTCGGGATGTGCAACGTGAAAATCGTGAGCTTAAACAGCAACGAGAAGTATCGGCAGTTTCTAAGCCTATTGAGCTTGGTAAAAAACCATCTTTAGAAGATTATGATTATGATGCGGAAGTATTTGAGTCTGAATTATCAAAGTGGTATGAGAACAAGCGAAAAGTTGATGATACTGTAGCTATACAGAAAGCCGAACAAGAGAAGCAGCAAGAACAATGGCAAAACACGCTTCAATCTTATGAAAAAGCCAAAACAGAATTAAAAGTGCGTGACTATGAATTTGCCGAAGATGTAGTAAGCGAAACATTATCACAAACACAGCAAGGCATTGTATTGCAAGGAACTGATAATCCTGCTATGGTTGTTTATGCGTTGGGTAGAAATCCCAAGAAAGCAAAAGAATTAGCAGCTATCACTGACCCAGTAAAATTTGCATTTGCAGTTGCTAAATTGGAAGGAACTTTAAAAGTGACAAACCGAAAAGCACCACCACCACCAGAGAAGGCGGTCACTGGAACAGCTAAGATGTCTGGAACAGTAGACTCAACACTTGAGCGTTTGCGTAATGAGGCTGAGAAGACTGGTGATTATACTAAGATTCATGCCTATAAAAAACAAAAACGATCTAATTAAAAAGGATAAACTATGGCTAATGCTTTTAGTAAAGAAGAAAGAGTTGCATTTGAAAACGTACTAGAGGGCTTTAATGATGCGCTAGTATTGTCAAACAATGTATCAAAGTATAATACCGATGGAAGCTCAATGGAGCGTTCAGGAGATACTATTTGGCGTCCACAGCCTTACATTGCACAATCACACGATGGTATGGATGCTACATCTAACTTTGACGATGCCGTTCAATTGTCTGTTCCCGCTTCTCTTGGTTTTAGTAAACACTCAACTGCTGTACTTGATGCTAAAGAATTGCGTGATATGCTACAAGAGGGTCGTCTTGGTATGGCTGCTGCACAGAAACTTGCTAGTGACGTAAACGTTGCTCTTATGACCGTTGCTGCTAATCAAGGTACTCTTGTTGTTAAACGTACTGCTGCGGCTGTTGGTTTTGATGATGTTGCTCAAATTGAAGCAATTATGAATGAGCAAGGCGTAAACTCTTATGATCGTTTCCTTGCTCTTTCAACTCGTGATTACAATGGTATGGCTAAAGACTTGGCAAACCGTTCTACAATGACTGGTAAGCCTTTGACTGCTTATGAAAAAGCATACATCGGACAAATCGCTTCTTTTGAATCGTTTAAACTTGACTATGCAAATAGTTTGACTGCTGCACTTGGAACAACAGTAACTATTTCTGCTGCTAATCAGTATTACACTCCAAAGGCTACGAGTACTGCTTCAACTGGTGAAGTTTCAAATGTGGATAACCGTTACCAAAACATTTCTATTGCGGTTACTTCTGGTACTGTAAAAGTAGGAGATTGTTTCACTATCGTTGGGGTTAATGCTGTTCATCATATTACCAAGGGTGATACTGGACAACTTAAGACTTTCCGTATTACTGGTATCGTAAGTGGAGCTGGTGGAACTGGTGTCGTTACAATTAGTCCTCCAATCATTTCAGCACAAGGCGCAACAGATGCAGAGTTGGCGTATAAAAACGTTACTGCTACTCCTGCAAATGGTGCTGGTCTTGTTTGGTTGAATACAACTACTGCAAGCGTAAACCCATTCTGGCAGAAAGATGCTATGGAAATTCTCCCTGGTCGCTATGCTGTTCCAACTGATGCTGGTACTGCTGTAATGAGAGCTACTACTGATAACGGTATTGAAATTGTTATGCAGAAGTTCTACGATATTAATACAATGAAAACTAAGTATCGCTGGGATACCTTATTTGGGGTTGTTAATAAGCAGCCTGAAATGTCTGGTATTATCCTCTTCGGTCAAGCGTAAACAAATAACCCCTCTTTTTGAGGGGATCTTAATTAGGAGTTAAAAATGGCTACTAAAATTAATAAAAATGGGTCAGTTACTATTACATTAACAACTGGTCAAAAAGTTGCTATTCAAGCTAATCATGGAACAGCGGTAGTTTTTTATTCGACATACCCTATTGCTAATTATCCTGAGAGTTATTATGAACAAACACGTATTACAAATGCTGAAACAGTTTTAGGTGATTTTGCAAATGATCGTCATATTCGCATTGATGCGATTGATAACGATGTTTATTATACTGTTGGTTTAACTCCTACGGTATCAGATGAAGTATTGGCTATTACTCGTAGCACAGTAACAAATGCTGCAACATTGACAGCTGCTCAAATGCAAGGGCTTTGTTTATACCAAGATGCAAGTGGTGGAGTCGTTACTATGACAACTCTAACTGGAACATTAACGGCAGCTGCATTTCCAGATTTAGCAATCGGGGAATCCGTGAAGATTTATCATTCTTCAAACCATGCAACTAATACTTCAACATTAGCTGGGGGCGTAGACGTAACGCTTGTAGGTAGTGGAGCGGTAACAGCTTTGGGTGGTCAATATCTTTTGATTAAAACAGCTGCAACTACATTTGATTTAGTTCGTGTAGGATAATCTTGAGCTTCGGCTCTTGATTACTTTTGTGCATTTATTGAAGTGCATAACAGTATTCAAAAAAGGAGTATAATATGGCATGTAAAAACGGTAAGGGCAAAGGAAAAGTTGCTGTTGTTATCGCAGTTATGAAACCTAAAAAGAAAAAAGGATAAATTATGCCACTTAAAAAAGGGTATAGCCCTAAAACAGTAAGCAAGAATATAAAAGCTGAAATAGCATCAGGTAAGCCACAAAAACAAGCTGTTGCAATTGCTATGAGTGTTGCTAAAAAAGCAAAAGATAAGGCTAAGAAAAAATGAATGAAATAATTATGGAATCTCCAACAATGCTTTATAAACTTGGTAGTCATATTGAGATAGAAGGATCAACTTATGACTATACTATTGTCGATGAGAAAGAAATCTCAGACAAACTAAAAGAGGGTTGGTATCTCACAACTATCGATGCTAAAAAAGTAGACTCTGATGATAATGGAGAAGTCACACGAGAAGAGTTGGAGCATAAAGCAAAAGAACTATCTATTAAATTCGATGGAAGAATGAGCGATAAAAACCTTTTAGCTAAAATCAATGAAAAACTAGGGGAATAATATGTCTTGGACTAAGCGACAGTTTGTTACATCAGCATTTGAGGAATTAGGGTTAGCTTCATACGTATATGATCTTCAACCTGAACAACTTGATGCCGCACTATATAAACTTGACGCTATGATGGCTACATGGAACTCTAAGCTACGTCTTAGCTATCCATTGCCATCTAGTCCACAATTATCTAATCTTGATACTGATACAACAGTGCCAGATTCAGCTAATGAAGCTATTTATCTTAATTTAGCTATTCGTATTGCTCCATCTTATGGTAAAACTGTATCTATGGAAACTAAACAAAACGCATATCAAGCTTATCAAAGTTTACTTTCCTTGGCTACAATGCCATTAGAAGCACAGTTTAATAATAGTATTCCAGCAGGGGCAGGGTACAAAACACCAGAGCGTCCATATTTAAGTCCAGCAAGTGATCCTATTATAGTAGGTCAAGATGGCGAATTATTACTATATTAAAGGAATAAAATGAGTTCAACAATTAATCAATTATCAACTGATAATAACCCATCACTTAGCGATCAGATTATTATATGGTCAACTGTTAATGGAGATTCACGTAAGACTTCATTAACTACGCTACAAGCTTTGCTGGTTCCATCAATTACATCAAGTGAAAAGATAACACAATATGCTTCACCAGTAGTAAGTGGGTTTAGTGTGCAAATTACAGATAGTAATAGGAGTATATGGCTTATTCTTTCTCCTATTAGTGCTTTTGCAGCAGGAACATTAACCCTTCCAGCACTTGCAAATTTGGTTGATAAGCAAGAGATAACAGTATTTACAACTAATGCCATTACAACATTAACAACTAATACTAATGGGGCTACATCACTTGGAATCCCAGTAACATTAGCCCAGAATGGATACTTTACAATAAAGTTTGATGCTGTAATGTCTACATGGTATAGAATTTCCTAAAATATAAAGGTTAGCTAATGCAAATACCTATCTTGTCGGGGATTTATTCTGATAACTCCCCCGATTTTAGAACATCATATCCACGTAACCTTATCCCTATTCCAAAAGATCAAGGAATATCACAAGGATATTTACGTCCTGCGTATGGAATAGTTCAATTTGGGGTAGGTACTGGAATTGATAGAGGTGCTATTAATTGGAACGGTACTTATTATAGAGTAATGGGAACAAAACTATTAAGCATAGATAGTAATGGAGTATATACAATAATTGGTGATGTAGGTACTGGGGGGAATGTATCATTTGATTATTCTTTTGATCGTCTTGCTATTGCTTCTGGAGGTAAATTATACTATTGGAATGGAACTATATTTGAAGTAGTTACAGACATAGACTTAGGAACTTGTATTGATGTTGTTTGGGTAGATGGTTATTTTATGTCTACAGATGGAACAAATCTAATAGTAACAGAACTTAATGATCCAATGAGTATTAATCCATTAAAATATGGAAGTTCAGAAGCAGACCCAGACCCAGTTAATGCACTTATAAAAGTACGTAATGAAGTTTATGCCCTTAATAGATATACAATAGAAGTCTTTGATAACGTAGGCGGTGCTAATTTCCCATTTGCACGTATTAGTGGGGCACAAATACAAAAAGGGGTTATCGGCACTCATGGAGCTTGTATTATATCTGATATGATCGCTTTTCTTGGAAGTGCAAGAAATGAAACACCATCCATTTATATTGGGGCTAACGCAACTGCAAATAGAATAGCAACAGATGAGATAGATCAAATATTACTTGAATATACAGAGGCTCAATTAGCTAATGTAGTTCTTGAAGTAGTAACAAATAAAGGTAATCAATATTTACTGATTCATCTACCAGATCAAACTTTAGCATATGACCATAATACTTCTTTAGCAGTAGGGCAAAAAATTTGGTTTACTTTGACTACAAGTATAATCGGAAAAGGTCAATTTAGAGCTAAAAATATTATATGGTGTTATGATAAATGGTTGTGCGGTGACCCTACAAGTACATCACATGGATATTTTGATGATACTATTTCTTCTCATTATGGGAATGTGAATGGATGGGAGTTTGGAACTTCTATTGTATATAATGAAAGTAAAGGTGCTATTTTCTATGAATTAGAATTAGTTAGTCTTACTGGTAGAGTAGAAATAGGTAAAAATCCTATGATATATACACAATACTCAACTGATGGATTAGTGTGGAGTAATGAAAAATTTACAACAGCTGGAAAGCAGGGGAATAGAGATAAGCGCATTGTATGGTTTAATCAAGGAAATATGTCAAGCATTAGAATGCAACGTTTTAGAGGAACAAGCGAAGCACATATATCAATAGCAAGATTAGAAGCTCGCATAGAGCCATTGAGTAACTAATGGCTATAAAAGTACCAAGTAGAGAACAGCTTAAAAAGTTTCTTCCGGATCATGAATCAATAGTGCAATTTGAAAAGCTATTTGGAAATGCAAGTTCGCTTGAACAATTAGTTACAAATATTATTATTGCTTCTGGGTTAAACCCTGATGGAACATATACAGCAAATACATTATCTTATTATATAAATGTAGCTACTAGTTTATTTAACGCAGATACTATTTTAGATCAAAAAATATATGAAATAGCACAACGTATAGTTACTGTAACAACAAACTATACTGCATTAATAGGTAATTACTCAATAATAGCAGATGCAACGCTAGGGGCTATTACAATTACATTACCACTAGCTAATACAGCTACATCATTTATTATTGGAATTACAAAAAAAGATATATCGGGAAATAGCGTAACTATAACTAGAAGTGGGTCAGATTTAATATGTGGGTCTATTTCTCAAACATTACTATATGAAAATGAAGTATTAAACTTTATTTCAGATGGTACAAATTGGCAACTTGCAAATTAGGGGTAAATAATGAGTGAATTACGTGGAGTTAAACTACTCGATGCAAATAATGTTCCAATAGGTTCTCTTAACGGTGCGCTAAATGTGCATAACGCTGGAGTACATTATTATTCTATTAATGATAGTTTTCACCAGCATACAGCAACAAATACAACACTATCTGTTGCTACAACAATAGGCGCAATTTCCATTACTGTTGCTTCTTCTACAGGGATAGTGGCAGGTGATTATATACAATTTATATCTACTAGCATTTTAGAATTTACCTATACAAAAGTGCTAAGTGTAGTAGGTAATGTTATTAATATTAATCGTCCAATAGGGCATATACACCCAATTGGGACTATAGTTGCAAAAATAATAATTGATATTAGCTCATCTATTGGGAGCATGGCATCTCCACAGTCTTATAAAGTTACTCCTGCTTCAACTAATATATGGCACATTGAGCGATTATCACTACAAATGTCACATACAGCAGCAGGATATATAGATAATTTTGGAGGTATTACTGCATTAATAAATGGATGCATTCTTAGAAAATATAATTCAGATGGTACATTTAGCACTTTTACCAATTGGACTAGCAATGCTGATATTTATACAGACTTTACTAATATACAATTTATTGATAGAGCTGGTGGAGGAACTACGTATGGAACAATAGGTAGCGGATCTTTCGCTGATATTGGAGTTACTATTAAGCTTGATGGCTCCTTAGGAGAATATTTGGAAATATTAGTGCAAGATGATATAACAGCATTAAGTCTTTTTCAATTGAAAGCGCAAGGCCATTTAGAGACAGTATAATATACGCTATAATATTGAAATTAAAAAGCTGAGATAATCGGGCATCCAGCGGCTCTATAAAAAGGAGTAGCTATGGAGCTTTATTTATTAGATAATGCATCTACTGAAATGATTAATAGCATATATGAAGATGATTATATTCTTTCATGTATTAGCTATGACTCATGTACTCCTTCTCCTATAGAGCATCCACTTGCAAAATATATATCGGCATGGCATAAAGATACTTTTTTAGGTCTTATACTTTGTATTAGATATAACCAATATGAAATGGAAATGCACTCTTTATTAATTAAAAAATCAATTCCTTACTCTCATGATATTGGAAAAATGGTGATTGATAAAGTATTTGAAGAAAATGATATTACTAGAATTACTGCTCCAGTTCAAGGAGATTTACATTCTACTATAAACTATTTAAAAAAAATAGGGTTTGTCAAAGAGGGAATTAAAAAAAATGCTATCATTAAAAAAGGTATTTTAACGGATATGTATATTTTTGGAATAACAAGATCACAATGGAAAGGAAAATAAATGAGCGCAGTAAGTAACTTTGTAGGGGATACTCTTGGCGGGATTACTGGTGATAAACAAGCTGCACAAGGGGCGCAAACAGCATCATATATACAAGCATCATCTGCACAGCAAGGAGTTGAAGAGCAGCGTAGACAGTTTGATAAGATTGTAGAGCTAATGGCTCCTTATGTTGGGGCTGGTACTACTGCACTATCAGGGCAGCAAGCATTACTAGGATTAAGTGGGGCAGGAGCGCAACAGCAAGCTATTACTGGGCTAGAGCAATCTCCACAATATCTTGAAATGGTTAGACAAGGGGAAAACGCTCTTCTTCAAAATGCTTCTGCAACTGGAGGGCTAAGAGGTGGAAATGTTCAATCTGCATTAGCACAATATCGCCCACAAATATTATCTGATTTAATCAACCAACAATATGGAAGATTAGGAGGATTAGCTCAAATGGGTCAAGCGGCAGCAGGGGGTCAAGCGGCAGCAGGGCAGTCTATGGCTTCTAATGTTGGAAATCTACTAGGACAACAAGGCGCAGCACTAGCAGGTGGACAATTAGCAGCAGGTTTACAGCGAAAAAATACCTTTAATAGTCTTACATCTCTTGCAGGTGCAGGTGCTGGAATGGGAGCATTTTAATGCCACTAGAACCTATTAATTATATGTCACAAATACCTCAGTCTAATATTGCTAATAATTTCCTACAAGGGATGCAAATAGGAGCTGCATATAAAAATATTAAAGATATTGAAAATCAAAAAATATTAGATATGCAAGCTAAAGAACAATATGCTACTGATTTAAAATCAGCGTTTGATAATCCTACCCCCGAATCGTTTGCTATGCTATCTACAAAGTACCCTACACAAAGAGAGGCATTTAAACAAAGCTTTGATATGCTAGAAGCTCCTAAAAAAGCGGCAGAGATGCAAACAACAGGGCAAGTATATACAGCGCTATTAAATAATAAGCCAGAAATAGCAAATGGAATTATTGATGAGCATATCACTGCACTTGAAAATTCAGGACAAGATGCATCAAAACTAAAACAAATTAAAGCAACTATTGAGAAAGACCCAAATACTGCAACTGGTATCGCAGGGTTTATGCTATCTAATATGATGGGGCAAAAAGAGTTCAAAGACTATCAAGATGCTATAGGTATGGCTGGTAAAGAAAAAAGAGAGCAGACACTATTCCCTGAAAAGCAAGCGCAAGAAACTATTACTACACAAAAAGCAGGATCAGAAGCAGCAACGGCAGCGGTAAAAGCAAAGTTTGCTGAATCAGATGCAGCAATTGAATTACAAAAGAAAGGATGGGATATTAAAAAAATCGCATCAGATATTGAAATAAATAAGATGAACTCTAAAATTGCAGCTATGAATGCTGCTACTAATAGAGAAGGGAATAGCCTTAAGCGACAAGAGTTAGGATTAAAATTACAAGATATGTATATGCAACGTGACGATAAAGTACGTGAAAAAACGGCAACGGTCGATACTGCAAGATCATCTATGGATAATTTTTTAAATACTGCTGATAGAATTATTAAAACTCCTAAGAGTGTAATACGTTCCGCTACTGGACCGGTATCTTCAAGAATGCCTACACTTAGTGCAGATACAGCAGATTTTGAAGAATTAGTTACTACATTAGGCTCTCAAGCATTTATGGCACAAATTCCTAATATGAAAGGCACTGGTGCGTTATCTGATGCAGAAGGAGCAAAACTTTCTACGTCATTACAAAATTTAAGCCTTAGACAGTCACCAGAACGTCTATTAAAGAATGTACAAGAAGCACAACGTCTTATTATGAAAGCACGTAAAAATGTTTCTACTAAATATGGTGTCCCAGATACTGTTCCAAATACTCCAGAAGCTACAACATCTCCACAAAGCATAGACGTACTTCTTAAAAAGTATGGGGGCTAATAATGGCAACTCTAAAGCAACTTGAAACTGCACTTTTTAATGCTGATAAGGCAGGTGATATGGAAGCGGCTAGACAACTTGCAACAGTTATACAACGTGCTAGAGCTGGTGGGGAAATAATACCAGATGAGCAAGGTGTACGCCATGTTGCTGAAACATTACCACAAAAAGTAGCTCCAACTCTAGGGCAACAAATAGTAGGCGCTGGAGAAGCAGGGCTTGCATTAGTAACTGGGGCAACTGGTGGAGCGGCTGGGCATATTGTAGGAACTCTAAGAGGATTAGCCGATCAAATCCTGTCTGGTAACTATGGTACTCAACAAGCAGCAGAAGCCGTAGCTAAATCAGCAGAACAAGGGGCGCAACAATTTACCTATACCCCAAGAACAGCAACTGGACAAGCTATGACTCAAGCAGTAGCAGAACCTTTATCGGCCTTAGCGGCAGTAGCCCCAATGACAGCTGAATTAGGAATGGCAGGACAAGCAGCAAAAACAGCAGTACCAGCGATAGCACAAAAAGCTGGACAAGTTGCAGCCCCAATGATTGAACAAGCTACTAAAACAGTCGCTCCATTGGTTAAAAAAGTAACAACAAAGATTACTCATGAACAAATAGCTAAAATGACTCCAGAACAATCATTATTAGCAGAAACAAGAGCAGCTAAAGCAGAATCACTACCAGTTCCTATTGAACTTACACGAGGGCAAAAGACAAGAGAGTTTGCACAGCAGCAATTTGAAAGAGAAACAGCAAAACAACCTGAACTTGGCGCACCACTTAGAGAAAGGTTTGCAGAGCAACGTGCTGCTACTTCTAAAAACTTTGACTCATTCCTTGAAGCAACTGGGGCAGAAACACAGAGCCATTTAGACGCTGGAAATATTGTAAGCGGAACTATTCAAAAAATGTTTAAAAATGATAAGAATAAAGTAAATGCACTTTATAAAGAAGCTGAAAAAGCAGGGGAAATGGAAGCTCCAGTTGCATTAGACTCATTTATACAACATCTTAATGAATCTGCTCCAGAAGCAGAAGTTGCAAATGTATTAAAGGCCGCTAAACAAAAAGCAATATCATTAGGGGCAGCAATAGAAGATGAAAATGGAAATCTAATTGCTCAATCAGTGCCACTAAAAACAGTAGGAATATTAAGACGATCAATAAATGATGCTACTAATTTTGAGCCAACGAATATTCGCCAATCTGCTATTATGAAAGGCGCAATTGATGAAGGAACAGAAGGAATTGGTGGGGCTTTATATCAAAAAGCAAGACAAGCAAGATCACAACTAGCAAAAGATTATCAAAATACAAGCCTTATTAAAAATATTGTCGGATATAAAAAAGGCACAGAAGATAGAACTATTGCAGCAGAAAATATATTTAATAAAGCAATTTTAAATAGTTCTCTTGAAGATGCTACTCGTTTAAAAAATTTATTACATAAAGAAGGTGGGGAAGGCGTACAAGCTTGGAATGAATTAAAAGGGGCTACTGTTAGGTATATCAAAGATGAAGCAACTAAGGGCATATCAAGAGATGAGGCTGGAAATGCTATAATATCTCCAGCACAACTAGACAGAGTAGTTAAAGCTCTTGATAAAAACAAGAAGCTTGATCTTGTATTAGGCGAAAAAGGTGCTGACCAAATACGTGTTATTAATGATGTTGCAAAGGATGCTTTTACTTCACCTCCTGACTCGGTGAATTATAGTAATACAGCCGCAACAATATTAGCGGCTATGGATATGGCAGTATCTGGAACTATTGGAGTTCCTGCCCCTATTATGAGTAGTCTTAGACTACTGCTAAATAATATTAAAGATAAAACCATAAAAGCAAGAGTTGCTAAAGCTCTTGGGAAACTAGAAACTAAGAAGGAGGCTAAGTAATGGCACAAGGTTATCAAACTATTAGTCAGCCAATATTGTCATTCTATGGGTCTGATGGATTACCACTTGAGGATGGCAAGGTATACATTGGTATCGAAAACCTTAATCCGGAAACTAACCCTCGTACTGTATATTGGGATAATGCATTAACGCAGCCAGCATTACAACCAATAACTACATCATCAGGGTATCCTATACGTAATGGATCTCCTTCTCGCATTTATATAGATTATGTAGGAGGGGCGTATTCTATTATTGTTAAAGATAAGAATAGTGAGCTAGTTTACTCAAGGCTTTCTTCTGACTATGTCATTAATGATGTTACCGTAGGCCCAATATCGCAACAAGTTGCTATTGATGCGGCTAATGCTGCAGCTTCTGCTTTAACAGCTTCTACCGCTGCTAGTAATGCCTCTACCTCTGAAACAAATGCCGCCGCTTCTGCTTCGTCTGCCCTTAGCTCATCTCTTATATCTGCAGCTTATGCAAATATGGAGTGGGCTAATTTTTCTTTATCAGATGGTGATCTAATTGTTTCTTATACAAGTGGAGCAACATCACTTCCATCTCTTGTAGATGGTGAATTTATAATTACATATTAAGGGGAATAAATGCCAACATTAAATTTAGGTCGTGTCGGTTTTGTAAATAAAGGAGTATGGCTAATATCAACTGCTTACAAGATTAATGACACCGTAACATATTTAGGAGGAACATACGCTTGTTTAATTGCGAATACTGGTCAGACTCCTATTTTGGGAGGGACTGTATATTGGCAAGAGTGGGTTGCTAACGATGTAGTCCATAAGTCAGGGGCCGAAACAATAGCAGATATTAAGACATTTACATCTAGCCCATTAGTACCAACTCCATTGGATGGGGATAGCTCTACAAAGGTAGCCACTACGTCTTTTGTAGCTGCTGCAATTCCATACAATATTAATGCTGCTACTGCTAAAACTACTCCAGTAGATGCAGACTTATTCGGTATTATTGACAGTGCGGCATCTAATGTCCTTAAAAAGCTTTCTTGGCTTAATGTAAAGGCTACGTTAAAAACATACTTTGACACTTTATATTTTCCAATAGCTGGAGCATCTATCTCAGGAGTTCGCCAAGTAGTACAATCAGGCTCAGTAGATACAAGCGGACTTCCAAACTTTATCTCAATAGGTACTGGGCTTGCTGTAAACATTGCCG